CTGCCAGTCGCCGGCGTCATGTTCTCGCCCAATTACGGACAGTCCTACTACGAGATATTCTCCAAGGGCAACTACGACCACAACGTCGTACCCACCTGGGTAGGCAACGCGCCGTCAATGAGGCAGATGCTCACCGTCGATTACAATCTGTGGGGCACCACCCTGCGCGCCGGCTATCTGGGCGACTACCAGCAAGCCAGCGTCAACCACCTCAAGTCACACATCTACACCCATGCGTTTGTCATCGGTGTGGTGCGCAAGTTCAGCATCCAAAAGATTAAACAGCCATGACCCTTCCACGCCTTTCTCTCTTGTTCCGTCTATGCCTGACATGCCTTGTCGCCATCAGCATGACCAGCTGCGTAGATGAAGACGAATACACCAACTCGCCGAGCGGCAACTTTGAAGCCCTATGGCGCATCATGGACGAGCACTACTGCTTCTTCAGCCAGAAGGGCGTAGACTGGAACGAGGTCTACCAGCGCTACTCGCGCCAGATAGACAACCACATGAGCGAGAACCAGCAGTTTGAGGTTCTCTGCAACATGCTCAGCGAACTGCGCGACGGCCATGTCAATCTCTACTCCACCTTCGACATCGGCCGCAACTGGAGTTGGCGCGAAGACTATCCCTCCAACTTCTCCGACACACTCTCCCGACGCTATCTCGGCACCGACTACCGCATCGCGTCGGGCATCAGCTACCGCATCCTCGACGACAACATTGGCTATATGCGCTGCTCCACCTTTGCCAACGGTTTCGGCGAAGGCAACCTCGACGACATCATGGCCTACCTGCTCACCTGCCGCGCCCTCATCATCGACATACGCAGCAACCCCGGTGGAATGATAAGCGCCGCCGAGCAGCTGGCTGCCCGCTTTACCGACGAAGAAATCCTCGTGGGATATGTGCAGCACAAGACGGGACGCGGCCACAACGACTTCTCTGCCATGAAGGAGCAGCGGTTGCGCCCGAGCCGCGGCATACGCTGGCACAAGCCGGTGGCAGTGCTCACCAACCGCACCGTCTTCAGCGCCGCCAACGAGTTTGTCAAGTACATGCGCTGCTGTCCACGCGTCATCACCGTGGGCGACCACACCGGTGGCGGAGGCGGCATGCCCTTCAGCAGCGAGCTGCCCTGCGGATGGAGCGTGAGATTCTCTGCCTGCCCCATCTACGACCGCAACCGCCAGAGCACCGAAGACGGCATAGCCCCCGACCATGTGGTGAGCATTACCGACAGCGACCTCCAGCGCGGCATCGACACCATCATCGAGGAAGCCCGTAAAAAATTGAATGACAGCAAATAAAAACTCATGCATCGTCACGTTTCTCATTTTTTTATCGTAACTTTGCACCGTTATTGCGCTTGTGGCGGAATTGGTAGACGCGCCAGACTTAGGATCTGGTGGCTCAGGTCGTGTAGGTTCGAGTCCTATCAGGCGCACCCGCTTATAGGGGGCAAAACGAAATGTGGAAACAGGTTGAATATACGTACTTGACTTGAAAACCTTGTGTATTAATGTATTTATGGGTTTTATTGAGTGCGTTGACGTATGCAGATTGTAGAAACGAAATGTAACATGAGCTTTACATTTGCTTTACGTTTCAGGTGTTTTTGAATGGTGTTTTAATAGAATAATATAACATGGCGGCCCTGGTGGCCGCTTTTATGGTTTTATGAGCTGGATGAGGCTTAAAATCGTGTGGCCTTTGATATTATTATGCTTAAAAACATTCTATATAGTTATTATATGGTATATTTGCACATTAAACGAGAATAATATGGCAAAAGTTATACATGTGCACCTCCTGAATAGAGGCCGGTATGAACGGAAGGATTACTACTTTTCTAGTATTTCAGCAGTTTACACGGTTTTAACGCCAGAGGACGTAGGAGTAACCAAGAGCTACCTGCTACACGCAGGACTGTCTGGAAACGGCTCTGTGGCCACTAAAAGCGCTATTATCAAGCAATCTGCGCTTATCCGGTGCAGTCACAAGCAAGATGCGGAGGAAGAGGCTTGGTGAATCATATTTGCGTGCCTGGCAAGATGGCCTTTAAGGATCATTTTCCTGACATTAGGAAAATGATCTTTTTTTATGCAAAAAAGGGGTTAGGTGGACAGTTAGGTGGACAGTTAGGTGGACAAAAACACCTTTGCAAAAACGAAATGCTTAGTTTAGGTGGACATTTAGGTGGACACATTTAACACATTCAGAACTGTTTTCACTGACCGAGTAGACCAAAAGCAAGTAAAAACTGCTGTTTTTTTTAGTTTTAGAGGGGCAAAATACACGTGTTTGCCCATATTCGATAGGCAAATTTCACCTGAAAGTGCCTTAAATCAGTAGTTTGCGAGATTTGACGTGAAATTTGCATGCACGATTCGTTCACTACTCCAGTCGAATAAGACCAATGACCAATGCTACAGAATGGATTTCAGAACATGGCAACTCGAAAGGATTATATTCCTTGTTATCAGATACTATTAGGACATGCTCCTTGTCGCTTCCTGGTTTGATACGCTTAATAAGTGGTCCTTGAGCTGTGTCCAAGATATAGGGTTTGTTCCACTGAAAGAACAGACCAGACATAGAAACGCGCTTGCATGCTACGATGTCACCAGACTGATACGTAGGCTGCATGCTTGTTCCCTTTACAGGAATAAGGAAATCTGCCCCCTTGAATGCCGGCACCACATAGCGCTCACATTCGTATTCCAAAATGGTCTGGTCAGAAGTAAGAACTCCAGCCATAGCACTTAATGGAATCAATGGGATTCCATCTCCAACATTCTTAGTGGCTGACGCAACAGGGAGTTTGTCGTTCTTGTACATAGAGCCTTTTCCGACTAATAGCCACTCTATATTCAAATTAGGGTAATTCTCTAAAATTGTATTAATCTTATCTAATCCTATACTTTTGCTTATAGCATTGACATAACCGTTTGCGACACCGATATTTGCCTCAAACGCTGAAACCGTTGTTTTCTCTGCCTTACAAAAGGCTTTTACTCTATCTTTAACGCTCATAAAACTCATTTATTAGAAAAAATCTCTAATTTTGTTTTGTGGTTAGAGTATTTCTCTATATCTTTGCCAACGTATTCAATTAGTGAACGATGCGCCAAAGATACGAAATAAAATCGAGAAGCGTGTAAGAACGAAGAAATTTAACAAAGAAATATGTTGCAGAAAGAATTTGAAGAGCGCATTGGTCGCTCAGTGACAAAACAAGAGTATGTTGAGGCTAACGCCATGTATATGTCAGCCGGAGACATAGACAAGGACACATTCTGTAGGGAATGGTTGATGATTGGCAGCAGTGCACTGGTTACGGGTTTGTTTGAAACGGCATACCAGAATGGCCAGAAGGTTCAGAAACTGGAGCTGCTTCGCAAGGAGGCAGTTGAGATTTTCCATGATGCTGCTGATGCCATGTTGGAGATTGTGCAGGGGCTTGTAGCCGGTGAAAAAGCTGAGCATACTGCAAAAGAGGAGGAGGCCGCAGAGCAGCTTATCCGCAAAGCCTGTTGGCTGGTAGGAGACAAGGAGGTTGTACGTCGGAAAATCAAGATGGGTATGGCTCTGACGGAGAAAGACAAGGACTATATCAACGAACACTTAAAATAAGGAGGTACGAATATGAACAGACGTATTGTGATGGAACGCGGTAATGTGGTAAAGATAGCCCTGGCCATGAACTGTACTCGAGAAATGGTAAGCAAGGCGCTGAACTTTAAGAAGGACAGTGCACTTGCTCGTAGAATCCGCTTTGTTGCCAAGGAGCAGTATGGCGGTATTGAAATCGGTAACAAATAAAATAGGAGGAAGGGTTATGATGGGCTTGTTGAAAGCGGGTGCCAGGTTGGCCATAGCCTTTGTGCTTGGTTTTGTATTCAGTTGGTTTGTACTCAGTTTTGCCTGGAGCCTTGACACTATGACGCTGGCAGAAAAGATTGTCGGCGTGGTATATGCCATAGGCATGATGCCACTGTATGAGGGTGCTGTGAGAGTTTTGAAGCTGCAATGAGATTGTAGCTACTTTGGAACAATGGAGTAAGCAACTATGGAGTATTACAAAAAGACATTATGCGTAACCTTTGACGAGTTGACCACAAATGGAATCATAGCGGGTTCAACTCTTATGAAGAACGTGCAGCGCGGTAATATCGTGTGTGCTCGTCAAGGCAAAGGTGAAGGCAACTATGCTCTGTACGTTTATGCGTCGCTACCTATGAAGTACAGAATGATGTTTGAAGCGAAGTACGGCAAGCCGGCTGATGTGTTGAAAGCCCAGGAACTGAAGGAATGGGTGAAGGAAGATGACAAGGGCCGTGCTTTTTTTGAAGCGTTTGAGTATGATTTGAACGGTGTTCAAACGCGACTGAGCCAAAAGCTCATTGACGAATATACGAACAATGCCAGTGTGTTGAAGATGCTCTGGGAGCGCATGAACGAGCTGACCAGTACGACCCATGCCCTGGGCGGTGGCAGACGTGGTGACCTCTGGGATATAGTCTTCACCCAAAGCGAGAAGCTGCGCGATGTAGTGCAGCACACGCTGCCGAAGAACCTGGCACGTCTGAAAGAGAAGATGAGCCAGTTCAAGAAAGACGGTTATCGGTCGCTAATCAGTGGCAAGGTTGGCAACAGCAATACTCTGAAGCTGACAGCTGAGGCCCAGCAGCGCCTCATCGCTCTGAAGAGGTGCAAGGTGCCTGTATATACCGACGGTCAGATATTCGACACCTTCAACCAGGAGTGTGCGGGCAAAGGGTGGAAGCCATTGAAGAGCATCAGGAGCCTAAAGATGTGGTTAGAGCGTGCTGACGTGGAACCGTTGTGGCATGATGCCGTATACGGCGAGATGAGCGCCCATCAGAAGTTTGACCGCCGCCACAAGACGCAGTTGCCAACAATGCGTGATGCGCTCTGGTATGGTGACGGTACCAAACTGAATCTGTACTACAGGGATGATGACGGCAAGGTAAGGACTACGAGCGTGTATGAAGTAATCGATGCTGCGACAGAGGTGTTCCTTGGTTTCTGTATCAGCGACACCGAGGACTATGAAGCACAATACATGGCCTACAGGATGGCTATTCAGGTGAGCGGGCACAAACCTTACGAGATTGTGCATGACAACCAGGGTGGTCACAAGAAAGCGAACAGCAGCGGAATGCTGGACAAGATCTGTCACATACACAGAACCACTGCCCCTTACAATGGCGCCTCGAAGACCATTGAGAGCGTCTTCGGCAGGTTTCAACAACAGGTGCTGCATAAGGACTGGCGCTTTACCGGTCAGAACATTACCGCAGTGAAAGCAAGCAGCCGCCCGAATATGGAGTTCATCGAGGCGAACAGGGATAAATTATACACCCTTGACGAACTGAAAGCCGCCTATCTAAAAGCCCGTACCGAGTGGAACGAGATGGCTCATCCGGCTACAGGGGAGCAGAGGATGAAGATGTACCAAGAGAGCGAGAACCCAGAAGCCCCCATAGTGACTGCCAGCGACATGATAGATATGTTCTGGGTGACATGCGACAGGATGAGCACGTTCACAAGCAGTGGTATCGAGGTTACCGTCAAGGGCAAGAAGAGGGTGTATGAGGTGATGAGCGAACCAGGAGTGCCCGATATTGAGTGGCGCAGGAAGCACACCTATCAGAAATTTGTTGTGAAATATGACCCGTACGACTTCCATAGTATACGCCTCTACTGGAAAGACAAAGCCGGTGAGCTGCGCTTTGAGCGTGTGGCCGAGCCCTACATCGTCATTCATCGTGCCATTCAGGAGCAGACCGAAGGTGAGGCCATCTTTATCAGACAGCAGCAGACCGCTGCCGAGCAGTGCCGAATAGAGCGCCAGGTTGCCGCCAAGACCATTGAGTATGCTGAAGGCGTAGCTCCCGAGCAGAACGGACTTGTGACGCCAGACCTGAAGGGCGTGAGAGCAGACGTGCAGAGGCAGATAGAAAGACGTACACGGAAGTACAGCCGCGAGCCCGAAGAACTGAGCCTTGGAAGGGTGACGAAGAAGATTAGCAAGATGGACTGGAGTGAGCTGGATGGCCATGCGCTCACAGTTGACCTCAAAAAGACCGCCGAGAAACTATAACGAAAAGAGAAAAAACTGACTTTTAAGCATAAGAAACATGGAACAGAAACAGAAAGAGCAAATCACGCAACGTCTGAGAACGTATGTGGCAAAGTACCCAAGCCAGAACAAAGCTGTGGGTAGCCTTAAAGGCACCAGTGCCGGAACTGTAAGCAACATCCTCAACGGCAAGTGGGAGAACATCAGTGAGGAAATGTGGCGTAAAGTTGGCGAGCAGGTAGGTACCGTCGGCCAGGAACAGGGGTGGACCATTGTGGAAACCGGACCGTACCAAGAAATCAGCTATGCCCTGAGTGACGCCCAAATGTTCAAGAATGTGACTTGGGTGGTAGGTGAAGCCGGCTGCGGCAAGACCACCACGGCGCGCATCTATGCTGAGGAACACAAAGAGGTCTTCTACCTGCAGTGTTCTGAGGACATGCACAAGGGAGAATTCGTCAGAGAGATTGCCCGGCTGACCGGTATCAGAACTGAAGGTTTCACCGTGCGCGAGCTATGGCAGTCTATTTTGGACAATCTCATCCAGATGGACGCCCCACTGATGGTGTTCGACGAGGCAGACAAACTTACTGAAAGTGTATTCCACTACTTCATCAGTCTGTACAACAAACTGGAGGACAAGTGCGGTGTTGTCTTCATGAGCACAGACTACATCATGAAGCGCATCGAGAATGGTCTGCGCTGGAAAAAGCCAGGCTACAAGGAGTTCTACAGTCGTATAGGCAGGAAGTACTTTGTGCTTGAAGACACCTCTGTGAATGATGTGTATGCGATATGTACCGCCAACGGCATCAAGGAACATAAGGACCTGGACGAAGTTATCAAGGATGCTGAAGCCTGCGACTTTGACCTGCGAAGAGTGAAGAAGAGTATCCATAGAATCAAGAGAAGCAAATAAGACCATGGGTAGAGCATTGACAGTAAAAGAAGTGCTGAACAAGAGGCGTCAGACTTTTCCTTTTGAAGGGAAATGGGCTGATGCCTTCGGGCAGCCTGAGCGCACAGGCGTATGGTTCATCTGGGGGCGTTCGGGTAATGGTAAGACCAGTTTCGTGATGCAGTTGATAGCAGAACTCTGCAAGTATGACCGCGTGGCCTTTGACAGTATGGAAGAGGGCGACAGCCTGTCGATGAGACAGAAGCTCGTGCGTCACGGTCTGAGCAATGTAGGCAGCCGTCTTCACCTGTTGAATGCAGAACCTGTGGCAGAACTTAAAGAGCGTCTGGCGCGGCGCAAGAGTTATAACATCATCGTAATAGACTCCTTCCAATATACACAAATGAGTTATAGAGACTACATCCTGTTCAAAGAGCGCAACAAGGACAAGCTGATTATCTTCATCAGTCATGCCAAGGGTAACGCTCCCAGGGGCAGTGCAGCAGAGGGCGTGATGTATGATGCCACTCTGAAGATATGGGTTGAGGGCTTCAAGGCATTCTCCAAAGGCCGCTTCATCGGTCAGACAGGAGAATTCACCATTTGGGATGAAGGAGCCGTACGGTATTGGGGAGAAATAAGTAAAACAACAGAAATATGAATGATTACCAACAGGGCGACACCATCTATATTCTGATGGGGGCCATGAGCGCCCATGGACTATTGGAAGACTGGCTGCAGCACAACTACGAATGTGACCTAATGATTCGGCGTTACAAGAAGAAAAAGAGAAAAATGGTAGTAGAGACAACCAGCCTGATATGGGCCAACCGCATAGTACAGTGGCACAGCTATGACCAAGTAACATATAGTAGCAAAAATGAGAATGAGCAAAGTAAAACAGGTGATAGAATTGGATAGCCCGGCACTGAACTCCAGACATCAGCGGCTGACAGGGCTCGTGCAACAGTGCAATTATTGCTGTGGTAACGGATGGTTCTGGGGTAGGGACCAGTGGGGCGATGGCATCAAGACCGAATGCCCGATGTGTCAAGGCACAGGCTATGTGCGTCCAATCATAATCATAAAATGGGAAGCAGTATGCGAGAAGAAGTAACAAACTATGCTCAGTTTTATGCATTATTGAAGCGTATCCCCTATGCGGGAGACAAGGAAGACCTGAAACGTGACTTGGTGTATCAAGGTACCAACGGACGCACGGAGAGCCTTCGAGAAGTGAGTAAGGCAGAGTATGACAACATCATTGCCACGATGAAGAAAGCATGTCCTGACAATGGGCGTAGTGCTGTATGGCGTGAAGAGTTGCGACATAACAGGAGCATCTGCCTAAAGCTCTTGCAGCAGATAGGTATAGATACTACCAATTGGACCTGTATCAACGATTACTGTAGGAGCCCGAAGATTGCAGGATGTGAGTTTCGCGAACTGAGCACCGATGACCTTTGGGAACTCTCAAAGAAACTTCGGATGATTTTGAAGAAGCACAATGAATTGTAACCTCAATATTTACACTTTAATTTTTAACAAAATGGCAAAAAGACAGAAGAAGACCGTCATCACAGGCGTAAGCCGTGAGGTGGCAGACGAAGCATTTGCAACCTTCGCTAAGGCAGACGCAAGTATCAACAAAATCAATGCAGAGATTGAGCTGCAGTGTGCGAAAATTCGCGAGAAGTATCAGGACAAGCTGGCTTCGCTGACATGTGACCGCGAGTGTGCCTTTGACACCCTCCAGGCATACGCCACCGAGAACCAAGCAGAACTGTTCACCAAAAAGAAGAGTCTTGACATGGCTCACGGTACCATCGGTTTCCGCACGGGTACACCAAAGCTGAAGACCTTGAAGGGCTTCACTTGGGCAAGCGCCCTAAACCTTGTGAAGGAGTTTCTCCCAGAGTTTATCCGCACCTCGGAGGAGGTTGCCAAGGATAAACTCCTTGCAGACCGTGACGTGGAGGGAATGACCGACAATATGGCCAAATGCGGCATTCAGGTTGTCCAGGATGAAACGTTCTACGTCGAGCCTAAGAAGGAGGACGTTGGATAGGAAATAGAGGCGGAGCGCCTAAAAAGTGGCGTTTCGTTCCTTATGTGAACTGAAAATGAGGCATTTTGCAAAGAATGCCTCATTTTTTTGACATTATCCAAAGATAAATCGCTATCTTTGCATTGTATGCCCCACGGAAGAAGCAAAGAACTGATAGAATACCGAGACCAGAGGATGTTTGAGCGGTACTACTACTGGACTGAAATTCGCCGACTTAGGTTTGATGACGCCATTAAGAAGTTGAGCGAAGACGAATTCTTTGTATCAGAAAGCCGCGTGATGCAGATTGTCCGTAGAATGATTCAAAGCGGAGCCACTTTTGATGGAAAAAGGATTGAGCGGCCTCTTTTTACCGGATTCAAAGTCAAAGCTAAAGTTTCTTTGCCGAAATCACAATCTTGCCAGGAGCGTGAACTTTCATTATTTCCCGATTGATGTCGCTTACTACAAGCGAATACACGAATTCATATATTTTTATGCCATGGCTCCAGGTGTAGAACCGCGACAATTCCCGGTTGAGTTCTCCATCTCCTTCCGGTCGAAATCCCTGTAATATCTTATGTAACGTGTCTGCCATTTCTGCGCGCTCAAGAGTTTTTTCAATTGTGCCTGAGCCGAAGTGAGTATCATCGTAGCAGTCAATAATCAAACGGACATTCACTTTCGCCTTTCCTTTTTGGCTCTTTACGCTGAGGTTAGACCATTCCGTTTCAGGAATGTTAACCAGTACTGCCGGGAAAGTGACAGAATAAGTGTCCATATCCACCTTGTCTATCGCCTCCAACTGGCCGTAGTCCTCATCCACCATGGAGAGTGAAGGCATATTTTCCTTGATGTGATTAATGAGATGATAAATCAATGATTCCATCTTTTATTCTTTGTATTGATTCATTAATAATTTTGTTTACCTTCACGCGAAGCTCGGCGGAGTCGCCCATAAACTGGCGCTGAGGGATATGGGCATGAACGGAGATTTTCTTTTTCTTGGTAAGCGCAAGGCCTTTCCATTTTTCTGCTTCAGCAGGCAATTCTTTAGGCAGTTTACCCTTTCCTTTGATACCAGCAAGCGAATAGACCATGCGCCAGGCATACTTCCGCATCCGTTCCGTGACAGTGGGATGTGTGGTGATATTCCCCCCGTCATTGTGAATGGCAGCATACGGCACAGGATTCTCAACCGTGACTTGTCCAGGAGTTGTACTTGCCTGAATGGAGCGCATCAGGTGGTCCCGTCGTGATGTGAGCGGCGTGTATTTGGCATCGGGGGAACTGCTGTCTTGCCTCCTGGTTCTCTTCCATGGATGCAGTCCACCGTCGAGCCATCCACCATCACGAAAGTTCTGTCTGAAGTGATTCACAGCAATCACTCCAACTTTTCGTGGAAGCCGATTGTTAACTTCCTTCAGAATTTCATTTTTGGCTTTTGTGACCAGCTTTTCAATGTCTTTGGCGTCCATGGTCAGAAAAAAATGAGATAAAAGACTATAGCGGCAACAATTCCACCGAGAACAGTACAGAGCCAGTCTATCCAGTCCCATTGATTGTCGTAGAGACGGTCTTTGAGTTCGAGGCACGATGCAGCGACGATGGCTGTATATAGGGCTGCATAAAACGAACCAGCAAGTGTAGCTACGATAAGACCACCGATAAAGTGCTTATAGCGGTTAGAAACTTCGAAAAACTTAAAAATTTTGTTCATAATGTTTGTTTATTAAAGTATTATTATTATCTTTGCGAAGACTTAGAAATAAGTTGTGTGTGTTTCGACACACATCTGGCGCCGGGGTGTTCCTTGAGAGACCCGGCTTTTTTCATATTTCATAGTGAAGTAACTCGTTCCTACCCTTTATGACGCAATAGATATGCTTCAAATCCTTATCAAGCAGATTCCCTTCAAAATTCCGATAGAACTTGAAATAGTTGATGGATTTTTGCATTTTTGTCTCATCAAACAGGTTAGGATCGTAGAAATACAGACAAAGAGCATCCGCTTTCTCCTCAACATCGCTTCTACTATTGTATCGGCGTAACTGATCATTCTTTTTAACAAATATATTTGAGTACCATCCACGTCCAGTAACCGAGCGTATGTCCATATATATGTCATCCATAACCATATCGAGAGCCGCTAGTTGCTGTCCGTTTTTCTTTTTTGTCTCATTACAGAAGATTGCTTTGTGCCCCATTGAGAATAGTTGATTTTGACATTCATTTTCCAGGTCGGAAGATGTTAGTCCACCAAAGAACCTTTGTGCGTGTTCGCCCCCATGAGTAATATGGCCAGTATGTACTGCTTTGAGTCCACCAGTACGTTTGTCGAAAACAACATCTTTGTATTCTGGATTGTGAAGCAAACGTTGGTATTCAACCCTATTAGCTTTTATTTTCTCCTTATCGGGCTTTTCTGACTTGCATAATGAATCTAAACACTTGTTGATGTATGGGCAGTTGTAGCAGTCCTTAGCCTTGCCGTTGAACAAATGGCGCAACTTGTCCTTAAACCCTGGTTTGTAGAAACCACATAAATTGCAGGAATCGGGGAAATACGGGTGGTCTTGCGAGAACGTATGTCCGTCTTTGCCAGGATTGTTGGTGAGTCCCTGCTGTGGATTCTCGCCTGTGAACTCCGCCTTTAGTTCAGGTGTGGCAGGATCGTCGGTCTGTTCAAGAGAACACTTGCAGTTCCAACGGTCGCCTGGATGGTGTTCGTCCCAGAACGGGTCAGAGACGGGCAGCGTGAGCTTACGCTCCCAAAAAGCCCGATGGCTGCTCTCTGGATGTGGGGACGTGGTGGGCATCCAACGAAGGTTGGGCATTACATCGGCATCGCGGAGGAACTGCTGCCAGTCTGCGGCATTATGGGCACGTATGACAGCCGTATCGTACTCGGTGCGTAGCCATGCGCCGACATAGTGTGAGGAAATGGGCTTCACATCGTCAGTCCACTTTCGGAACGACTTGAGCGTGCCATCAGGGTTGAAGAGCCGTGCTGCCATGCGCTCTGACATGGAATGCACCTTGAAGGCTGCAAAAACCTCATTGGAATGTCGTAGGGCGGCAAGGAAACTATCCCTATGTGTCGGCACGTTGCTTTGCAGGAGACCATCGACCGTAGCCTCGTTGAGTATGCGCAGCACTTCTCTCCACATGGTAGGCTCGACGGAACGAGATGTGTCGAATCCGTTATATATGGCACGGAGATACTGCTTCAGAACATCTGCAGAAAATGTGACCGATGGAGCAACATTATGGAAATGTCCAGAGCAGCAAGCACATGAGCCGCCGTAATAGAGCCTATCGATTAAAAGTCGGAATCCGCCCCTGATATCGGGGCGAGCCCGAAAAAACTCTTCAACCTGTTTTTGAACGCATTTTTATCAGTGTTCAAACTGAGTGAATGTTCATCATCGTAATCTTCATGCCTGGCCGCATCCTCCATCAGACTTTGTCTGATAGCTTCCTTGTGTGCGAGGGCGTCAGCTTTCTGCCGGTCATAGTCCTTTGGCTTCTCCACTCCGAAGGTCTCATAGAGCCAATCGTCATCCATGGGTAGACCCATAGATTGTAGTTTCTGTACGATGTCGATTTGCTGGGATGGAATAATCTTGTCTTTTTTGGCATACACAAATTCTCCTCCATCGACATTGAAGCCAAGATTGGCAAAGATAGGCCGCATATCATAGTTAAGGACGTCAAGTATGAATTCTCGGTCATCTGCATTCATGTCGTCCTCTTCTTCCTTGTGCACTTCGCCCAAAGCCTGTGTTCCTGTTTCTTTCGCATCGGTTGTGAGCGTGTTACCAAGTACACGAATGGAGATTTTACTATCCCAGTAGTCGGCAAAGGTCTTGTATAGGTCGGATGAACCAGTCTTGTTTCCAGACTCTATCAATGTCAGTTCACTGTCTTTGGGATGGATATATACCGCATTGGAACCTTGTCGTCTGGCATCTGAAATAAGTCTTCTTCTGGCCGTTTCATCACCGGCGTCATAGGTATATTCACGTATCGGCATACCGAAAATGTTGCAGAACTGCGCCCAGTCTGCCATGTCTCCGCGTTTGTACAGCACTGCTGGCATTAACTCGGCGAAAATACCAAGACTGCGTTGCGACCCGACAAATAGGCAATTCTCGAAGTCGTCGATAGGAATACCCTGTTGGTCTCCTTGGAACTTCAACAAATGACGCTGGATAGGGTCGTAGTGTTTCCTGTCTATAAGGTCATAGCGGATATTCCCTTCGTCATCCAAGTAGAACTGGACAAGTGTGAACCCCCAAAATTCAGACAATATGATGTCTTTTCGGAGTTGCTTGAACCAGGGCGACCGAAGCTGTTTGTTGATTGCATCATCTGGTATTCCATCTCGCTGGAACATGATAGGAATCCGTGTGACTCCGCGGAGCCTCTTGTCCAAAACTCCGGACAAGTGGAGGTCGAGCAATGCAGATTCGTACATGTCAAAAAGTCTCGTACGATTAGAGTAGTCTATGCTTTTTGCCATGATGACCGAGTTCATATAAGCTTTCATGTCAAAGAGGAATATCTCCGGCATTTGCAAAATTACATCGGGTAGCTTTTGCGTGGTGGATGTACGCATTCCGCCCTGGACAATATGGGGCTTCCCTTTATTCTTGTTTTTCTTCATATATTATTGAATTAATTGTTCAACGAAATGTTGGTCTTGCATCATCGGCCTGTATCTGCCATGGGGAATTATCTCCCTGCTCGTCTGATGGCAAAGTCGGCGCTCCATCAATGGTAATGTCCCCTTTCATGATGCCCTTGAGCCATTCGATGGCACGGTCGTAACGATTCTGCCGTATACTTGCTATCTTGTATGGATTGTGTTGACAAAAGATATGGTATACCGTCATATCAATGGCAAACATCAGTATAAGTGGATGCCGGTCTGCGCCTCTTGCAGAAAATATAGCTTTACAGTCATACTGCTTATTGAGGTATGACTTCATTTCTGCGATGGCTCTATCTTCGCAGATTTCGATGATTTGTGGGTCGTATGACGGTGCATCAGCCCTTAGAAGAGCATCGAGAATCTCCCGGTGTATAGTCGCATCGTAATCGTTTGTATTTATAAAATTTTCCATAATTACATTCGGAATTTGTTATGTTCGTAGAGTTCATCAGTTGATATGGTCACAGTGGGTTGTAGTTCTGCCGTTTTCTCTCCTATGATGGTGATTCCACCCTCAATGCAGTCAGGACCGTCTGCGTTATATGGCAGGTGCATTTCGAATAACTTGAACTGGTTGATGAGTTCCTGCATGTGCGGATTGTCCCTTTCATCTTCATTAAATATCCATGCGCCGTTACGGTCTATCGGCTCCAGATTGGCTTCTATTCGAGTCGCCTTATCTGTCTTCTTACGCTCATCACCCTTGATATACAACTCACGTTTCCTTCTTTTACACTCGTCGCGGAGAAGCGGCTTGAATACCTGGGTGAAGAATGGGTCTTGAAGTTTGTTGTTCTCCATATAGCAATACACATTTGTCTTGTCGCTCACATAGTCCATGATGTCGAAATACCAACTTATGAATGTAGCATTCAACTCGCGAGCAAGGAACCCCTTAATGATGTAGTATGTCCCTTTCTGCTTGCCTATAAGCCAAAGAGCTTTTGTACTGGATGCCTTTTTCTTGGAGTCTGAATAAGCCGGGTCACCATAGAGAACGAGAAACGGGAATCTATGCAGCGGAGGAATCTTGCCAAAAGGGAGGTTTTTGAATATCTCACCTTCAGAGACGGGGTTGTTGAAATACTCTGCCTGGGCATTTTTGGAGGATATATTTGACAGGACGATGTCAATCTGCTCCTCTGTATTCTTCTGCGGCCATGTACTTTTTCCGTTTTTATCACGAATGTTGACAATGTCCCAATGTTTGGCACGTTCACCAGCTCTCTTGATACAACAATCTTTTGCTATGATATTGCCGCACCACAACACAAGAGTAGGTTCTGAAATTGAGCGTGTGGGATAAAGTGCCCCTTCGAACCAGTCCCACTTTTTTTTCAGCGTTTCTGGATTTCTGCAGTCCTCATCGGTATCATAGTCATCAAGATAGATGATATCCGGACGTACTTCTTCATTTCTTGCGCCACGAGGAGCAGAACCAGCTCCCAGCGCAACGAATTTTGCCCCGCATTTTGTAGAGAATTCCTTATCCGTCCAAGCACCAAGTGTGACTTGATTACCGTAAAATTGCCGTAATCTTGGATTACTCTCAAAATTGATTCTATATGGTGATAGTAATCTTATGGCAGCAGATTCTGTCGCAGAGGCGAGAAAGACGAACCTCTTTAATTTCGTCAGCGTGAGAAACATAATAATGAACATTGCGACAACGGACTTTCCCAACTCTCGGCTCCATGAGTCCACCTCATACCATTCCGGATGTGATATGATTCGTCGAATGGCGCGTATATGGAACGGTGCGAAATCATACTTGGCATACTTTGGGAAAAAATACTTAATCCATGCAACAGGGTCCTTTTCGAGGATAGCCTTTTTTTTCTCGATGTCTCTTGGGGACATCCAGTCCTCTACTGGAACGTCGGCAGCAAGTGACTTATGGTGTTCTTCCCATCGTGCAATGGCCTTTCTTTCTTCGAGTGTCATTTCATTTGTTCTTTAATAAATAAATCCCAAAGTTCATTGAATACTTTTGCTCTGTCAATGTCAACGATTCTGAGCCAGTTGGTAAACTTTATGCCCACATCCACGATATCAGCAATGCCCACATCCTGCTCAATCTTCTTGATAGCGGATGCGAGTTTTGCAAGTGTGTCGGCTTCTGGAACGGTGGCAAAGCGCTTGCCCTCTTCCCTCGCGTTGATGTTGTTGTTGATTTCGATAATCTGGCGGTTCAGACCTACAAGAATTTGTTCTGGGGTGATGGTCATTGACGCTTTAATTTGTTCCCATCCCCCATCCTTAATCCATCTGGAAACCGTCTGCCTAGTATTGCCGACCTTTTCTGCGATTTCCTCTTGGGTGAAGTGGCCATTGAGAAAAAGTGACTTGGCAATGTCCTTTTTGTCTATGTTCTGTTTTCCCATATTGATATAATTGTTTTGCAAATTTCTTAATATTCATCGAGAAAACGAAAACCATGTTTTATCGTAACATTGTGTGCGACTATGAAAGCCACCCCGGGGTGCTATGATAAAAAGGACGTTTGGCAATCGCGAAAAAAAATGCAAACTTTGCAGGTGAAAATAGAAATCGTGCGACATGAAAGTAAAGTTTTTTAATATCATCCGTGAAGATGACACAGCGACGCTGTTATTGTATGGCGATATTGGCGATGGCGATAAGGTTGAGAGCGGCCGAATTGTCAGTGAACTAATTGCATTGCAATCCCAATATAATAAGATTGACGTCAGAATCAACAGCCGAGGCGGAGACGTCTTCAGTGGTATGGCCATCTATAATGCCCTGAGGCAGTCTAAATGCGACATAACTATATACATTGACGGAGTAGCCGCCAGCATAGCTGCCATCATCGCTCTTTGCGGCAAGCCACTTTATATGAGCCCATTCGCAAAGCTCATGCTACATAGTGTCAGTGGCGGAACTTGGGGTAATGCATCTGTTCTTCGACAGACAGCTGATCAGATGGAGCGCCTTCAGATGGACCTTGCAAACATGATTGCTGGACGGTGCGGAATGTCTGCACAGGATGTTCTGGAGAAGTTCTTCGATGAGAATGACCATTGGATAGATGCCAATGAGGCAGTTCGTTTGAAGCTCATAGATGGCATCTACGATATGGAGGCCACAGAAGTCACACCAACTACAGAGGAAGATATTTATCACTATTTTAACAACCGGCTCCTGAGTGGGCCAAAAAACAAAAACGAAATGGCTTTAATAGATGACATCAAGGCTATCCCTTCCTTCAAAGACAAGGAGGATGCCAGTGCTATCGTAGCACACATCAAATCACTGGAGTCAAAGGCAACCAAAGTGGATGCGCTCCAGCATGCTAACGACGCTTACAAAGCGCAGATTGTAGACCTCCAGGAGAAAGAGGTAGAAGCATTCCTCGACAAGGCTGTTGCTGAAGGGAAAATCGCTCCTGGACAACTTCCTTCTATGAAAAAACTCATGATTGCTGACCGAGAGACTACAGAATCTTTCATCAACAGCATGAAGCCAGCCAAGTCTCTGCGTGCATCTGAATTAATCAATCATGATGGCGTAACTGCAGGTGTCTTTGACAATAAGTCCTGGGACGATTTGGACAAGCAGAATCTCCTTGCCGAACTTAAAGTTCGGAATAAGGAACTCTTTTGTGCCAAATACAAGGAAAAATTCGGTGTTGACTACAAAGAGTAAGCATAGTGTAACAATTAATTTTTTGAAAACATGGCATTGAACAAACAAGTTTGGCTTAACAGCCTTGTCGAGAACTTTTTTCCCGACAACAGTTTTGCTACGAAGAGTATCGATGACTCGACCTACGTAAGCAACAAAACAGTGCACGTTCCGAATGCTGGTGCACCTTCTGGTGTGGAGATTAACCGCACTCAAAAGCCTGCCAGCGTCAAAGCGCGCACAGACAATGATCTCTCCTACAATATGGATGAGCTCACTACCAATCCGATTTATATTCCCAACATCGAAACCGTTGAACTGTCTTATGACAAGCGTAACAGCGTGTTGTGGAATGATCGTATGGAACTTCAGAAACAGGCTCATCAGAACCTGCTGTATCGTTGGTTCGAAGAAAGCACTGTGGTGGAGACCACCGGTGCTGCCCGTGCTGCTCATACGACGGCTACAGCGACGGGTAACCGTAAGAAGATGTCAAAGGATACCGTCCTTGCCCTTATGACCAAATTCAACCAAGAAGATGTTCCCGCAGATGGTCGCTACATTCTTTTGGATGCGGTGATGTATGCGGACCTGTTGGAAGACCTGACCGACAAGGAACTCAGTGCGTTCCTCAATAGTGCAGATGCACAGCAAGGTGTTCTTGGGCGTCTCTATGGGTTCGACATCCTGCAGCGTTCTCAGGTACTCCGTCTAACGTCTGCCAAGAAGCTCCTGAAGTGGTCTGAAGCATCAGCTGCTACAGAACTCGCTGCAGGTCTTGCATGGCAGAAGAACTGTGTCAGTCGTGCAATGGGCGACATCAAGATGTTTGACAGTACAGATGATCCTACATATTACGGCGACATCTATTCTTTCCTGATGCGTGTCGGAGGGTCGTACCGTCGCTATGACAAAAAGGGCATCGCCTGCATTGTAGAGGCGACTGCCAGTGAGTAGTAACCTCAAACAAGACTCTTATGCAACTACCAAGAGTAAAAATTCAGTTTTTAAGCGGCCAGTTGGGCATCGTCGGTGAAAGCGCCGACGGCCTGATGGCCCTTGTCTGTGGGGCGACAGCCGTAAATGACAGACTGACCTTAAACAATGTGTATGAATTGACCAGCGTTGACAGCCTCTCAGCACTTGGTGTGACCGAGACAAACAATTCCGTGCTTTACAAGCAAGTCACTGAGTTCTACGATGAGGCGGGCAGTGGTGCAAAACTTATTCTCTATCCCGTCGCGACTACGTCAAAGGCTACAGATGTTTGTGATTATACCAAGACTTCCGATGGCAATCTTCGCCAACTCATCACCATGTGTAACGGAACCTTAAGAGGTATAGGTGTTGCCGGTATCAATAGCGGGGGCACTACGGCAAGTGCCAATGGTCTTGATCCGGATGTATTCACTGCACTCCCCAAAGCTCAGCAGCTTTGTGAATGGGCGACAGAGGAACTCTATGCTCCTTTGTTTGTCGTCTTGGAGGGACGCAACTATGACGAATCCAAGGAGCTGAAGGATCTCACAAGCGAGAAATACAACCGTGTATGTGTGCTTGTCGGTGACACAAAGTCGTCAAGTAAAGGTGCCTGTGTTGGCACGATGCTCGGACGTATAGCCTCTGTTCCTGTACAACGTAACATCGGCCGCGTAAAGGACGGCAGCCTTTTCCCATTGGAAATGTACATAGGTGCAAAGAAGGTAGATGAAAGCGGAAATGCTATAGCTTCCATCTTTGAAAAGGGCTATATCGTGGTACGTAAGCATGTAGGCCGTTCAGGATACTATTTTGCAGATGACCCTATGGCATGTATCCCAACAGATGATTATTCACATATCACAAACCGTCGTGTGATAGACAAGGCTTACCGCATCGCCTATGACGTTATGCTGGACGAACTCCTTGACGAGCTCGAACTTAACGAGGACGGGACATTGCAGCATGCTGTTGCGAAGAGTTGGCAGCAAACTTTGGAGAATGCCATCAATCGTAAGATGACAGCAAATGGCGAACTTAGCAGTGATAGCGAAGGAAACGGCTGCCAGTGCTATATCGACTCAAAGCAGGATGTGGTCTCTACATCAAAGATTGTGGTAACACTGAAGGTGCGTCCTTATGGCTACTCTCGCTATATTGACGTGAACTTAGGTTTCCAGGTAACAACCTATTAAAGTGACAAACAATGGTAAATACAAGAGAATATGAATGGTCTGATGTGAATGTCGTCATGGCAGGCCGTCCCGTAACAGGACTTAGAGGCGTGAAATATAGCGCCAAGCAGGAGAAAGAACTTCTTCATGCCAAGGGGAACAAGCCTCACAGCGTCCAGCGTGGCAACAAGACCTATGACGGCGAGATTACACTTCTTCAGAGTTAGTATGAAGCACTGAAGCAGGCTTGTGGCGGTGATATCCTCGATGCAAGCATGGATATCGTTGCTGCATACGGCAACCCTTCTGCTGGTGATGTAATCACTACAGATATTCTTGTGGGTGTGGAATTCACCGAGGACACCACCGAATGGAAGCAGGGTGACAAGTTCCAGGAAAAGACTTTGCCATTCCTGTTTATAGATAAGAAATCTGCGTAGTTTTGAACAGCGTTCAATAATCATTCAAAAAGATAAAAAATGAGGATTACAGAAAAACAAATAGCCGATTTGAAGAAGAAGCATGGTGAATTATTCCAGATTAGCGTGGATGGAAAGAGTTGTATCATCAGGCGCCCCAACCGTAAGGACCTGAGCTTTGTAAGTGTCGTAAAGGATCCCATCAAAATGAGTGAAACTCTTTTGAAGCAACTTTGGGTGGACGGCGACATGGAAATCCAAACAGATGACACCTTTTTTTTAGCAGCCATCCCCAAAATGGAAGAAGTTCTTAAAGTTAAAGAAGCAGAAATAAAAAAACTTTAGCGGATGCCGATGTTCCAGATGCACAGGACTGTGATGTACTCTTCATGAACACACTCCTGAGGTATTACATGCACATCGACCCTGACATACTATCTGATGAAGAATGGGCATGGACAATCCGGTATCTGATTGACATCCGAAAAATAGAGGCAAAGGCAAATGGACAGCGTACTTAAATTCATCATAAGGCTTCAGGCAGACGAAGGCAATGTGCTAGGTGTTGCCCGTAGAACCACGAAACAGCTGGACGAAATTTCCCGAAAGGCGCGCAAGACAGGGGCTAGTCTTCGGGAAGCCTTTTCATTCAAGAATTTCAAGGATTCCATAATGGATATCCCTGGAATGAAGTTTTTGACGAACCCCTATACGCTTATAGGAACAGGAATTGGAGCGGTTACGGCATTGGGCGCCCAGGCAGAGCAGACGAGTGTCGCATTTACAACACTTGTAGGTAATGAGGAAAAGGCTGCGGATATATTGAAGCAGATTAATGATTTTGCCGCAAAGACTCCTTATGGAAATCTTGACCTTGTAGACAATGCCAAGACCATGCTTAACTTTGGTGTCCAGGCCGACAAAGTGAATAGCTACCTTCGCCAACTCGGTGACATAGCCGCTGGAGACAAGAACAAACTGGGAAGCCTTTCGCTTGTCTTCGGGCAGGTGGCCAGTGCGGGAAAGATGAGCGGCCAGGACCTCCTCCAGTTTATCAATGCCGGCTTCAATCCTCTAAAGGAGCTGGAGAAGATGACCGGAAAAAGTTATGGTGAGCTTCAGAATATGATGAGCAAAGGACAGATTGGCATGGATGCTGTTGCTGCGGCCATCAAACATGCTACAGGCGAGGGAGGAGCATTCTATGGCATGAGCGACAAATTGAGCCAAACTGTAAGTGGCAAGTTCTCCACGTTGGTAGGCAATGTTCAGCAATCAGCTGTGGATATGTTCAACCTAATCAAGCCTGTCATTAGCGACATCATGGATCTTTTTCTGGCCATAGTTCCCCCTATCGCATCAGTCATGAAGACAATTTTTTCAGTTGTGGCAAGTATCATTGGCTTCATTACACAATGGAAGACAGAACTAGGGCTCCTTGCGGGTGTTGTAGCTGTAAGCACCATCGCATTCAATCTTCATGCTATCGGAATATGGGCCATAGCAGGAGCCATCAAGGTAGTATCTGCTGTTACTAAAGTGTGGGAAGGTGTACAATGGCTGATGAATGCTGCTTTGAATGCCAATCCAATTGGACTTGTCATCACTGTTATAGCTGCTCTTGTAGCAGTAGTTGTCTATTGCTGGAATAAGTTTGCCGGGTTCAGGGCGTTCATCCTTACAATGTGGAGCGTCATGAAGGACTTTGGTAATATTATCAAGGAGTATGTGATTGACCGGATGAAGACTCTGCTTAGTGGTATTGGCAAAATAGGTTCAGCCTTTGCCAAACTCTTCAATGGAGACTTCAAAGGGGCATGGAAAAGTGCTGTTAATGGGGTGAAGGATATCACTGGAGTTACAAGTGGACAAAAGGCGATGCAATCAACAAAAACACTCGTATCCAGTGTTGCCGAAGTGTATGACAAGAATTATAGAATAGAGAGCAAGAAACAAGGTGCCACTCATACATCAACCATATCCACACCTGGAACAAAAGGCAGTCCCATAAGTGGAGGTATCTTTAATATCCCCATTGAAAGGGAAGATGGTGGCAAAGGAGGTCTTGGCGGCAACAAAAAGACAGCTGAATCATTAGCAACGGGTGGTACCAGGAATACCAGTATCACTATGAACATTAGCAAATTCTTTGACAGTATCAACGTAACGATGGCAGATAAGACGGACACGGCAGAACTGGAACGCATCGTGCTTCAGAGCATGAACAGAGCTCTTGCTATAGCAACAAGTACAGAAAAATGAAAACATCAAGATTCATCCTTCAGAATATGGCCTTACGTGCAATGGGGCTTACCAAGGTTCCTCCGTATTGGCTATTCCGTGAAAATAATTTCCACGGAGTCAATTCCGGCTATCTTGGTGGCAAGGCCATTGAGGACGGTTCAGCCTTTGAGGTGGAGAATCTAAGTGATTCGGAACTAGAAGAGGTCGTCCGTACAAATGCACATGGTGTGCCAATGGTCATGCCATTGCGTTTTCAACTTGAAGAGTCTGGAGCCCAAGAATGGCTCTTCCCTGTAGAGCCGATGATAAGCCTCAATGGCCAGAACATTCTTATCAGAAGACATATCAACAAGGGAACCATTAAAGGCAGTATCAAGGAACGATGGACACAGGATGACTACACCGTAAGGATTGAAGGAATCCTCATGTCAAGTGACGGTAAATATCCTGAGGAGGATGTGATAAAACTGAAGAACTTCTGTGAGGCTGGGCATGTAAAGGCATGGTGCCCACTTCTGGAGATATTCGGCATCAGCCAGCTAAGCATTGAAAGTTGGGACATTCCTTTCACTACGGGACTGACGAATCAAAACTATTCCATTACGGCATACAGTGATGACATTTATAAGATTCTGCTGAGCCGTGATGATCTAAACGCTTAGGACATGTACACGATGCAATATGATATACAGATAGGCAACTATAAGTTGGGTATGCTTGACAAAGTAGAAATCCACAAGAGTGTTGAGCAGCTGGCTGACACTGCTGTCATTACCTTGCCGGCATCCCAATATAACAAAGCCTTGGAAGTAGAGGATAAACTGAAGAGAGGTGATGCCGTGACAATCGTCTTCGGATATAAAGAGAGCGGAATGGAAAAAGAGTTTGACGGCTGGCTGCAGCGTATCTCGACAGATGGTGGTAATATCAAACTGCACTGTGAGGATGACCTGTTCCGTTTTAGGAAGGAAATCCCGAATGAAGTGCTGAAGCAAGTCTCTCTGCAAACGCTTCTTCAAAAAGTGATTAATGGGTGCGGTCTGAATCTAAAGGTGAACTGCAGTTACAGTTGGACCTACGACAAATTTGTAATCAATAACGCATCAGGCTTTGATGTCTTAAAGAAGGTACAGGAAGAATGTGGAGCAGATATCTACGTAAGTGGTGGCGAACTGCACGTACATCCTCCAGGAGAGAAAATGTATGATGAGCGTTTCTATGACCTATCCATCAATGTAGAGGAAGAAGGACTGACCTACAGACGCGCTGAAGATAAAAAGGTGAAGGTGGTTGTCAAGGCTTTGCTACCAGACGGAACAACCAAGGAGGTAGAGACTGGAAGTACCGGAGGTGAAAAGATAGAGATAAAATGTGCAACAAGTGATGAAGCCTCTATGAAAGCTCGTGGCGAACTGGAGGTGAAACGTCGCACGTTTGACGGCTATGAAGGCAGCATTACCGGATGGCTAATACCAATGTGCAGACCTGCTGACAGCGTAACTATCAGAGACAAGGACTATCCCTATAAAGATGGAACCTACTTCGTAACTTCTGTAGCAACGGAGTTTGGGAAAGAGGGTGGCAAACGAAAAATTGACCTAGGCTTTAGATTGAGTTAAACGAAATATGAACGAGTATAGCAAACTGAAAGAATACCTGAGCGGTTTTGGCGGCAAGGGAATTGCCATCACCCAGGGCATCGTGAAATCGGTGACCGGCAATCTCTGTGATGTTGAGATTGGGAATATTGTCATTCCAGATGTGCGCATCAGGGCTTCAGAGTTGGATGATGCCGGAGAGATGCTTGTGACCCCGAAGATTGGCAGTGCCGTAATCCTCGGCAGCTTGAGTGGCGACCTATCTCAGTTGGTAGTCCTTCGAGTAGACCACATCGAGTCAATCATCATCAATGGTGGCAAACTTGGTGGTCTGGTCAATATAGAGCAGCTGACTGATAAAATCAACGAATTGGTGAATACATTCAACACCCACACACACAATGTGACGGTATCACATCCTGGAGGAACATTCACCACAGTTACACCTGGCTCCTCAGCCTCATCCTTCAACAAGGATGACTATGAAGACGAAAACATAAAGCACTGATATGATAGGAGTTCAAATGACATGGGAAGACGGTGAAGGTAGATGTTTGGAGCCGGTAATCGAGAAAGGGACCTTGCAGATAGGCGACATCCTACGCCAAAATCAGGCTCTGATTCTGCTGCTCCATAAGGGAGAACTGAAGGAACGTCCAGCAGTAGGTATCGGTATTAGTGATATGCTTTTGGACAAGGACCCTATCTACTGGAGAACATCTATCAAGGAGCAACTTGAAATGGATGGGCAAAAGGTCGACAGTGTAAAGATTATGCTGGATGGTATTCAAATTAATGCGACATACTAATAAACTATAAATTATGATTGAAAATTTTTTTGAACGATTGGGCGAAATTTTATCAACGGCGTGGGGATGGGTACTCTGTCTGTCAATGATTCTGTTTGATTATGTAACGGGATATGGAACTATGGTCAATATTGCCGTCATGGCAGTTGTGATTGATGCCGTTTGGGGAATTGCCAGCAGCGTGAAGCAAGGACGCTTCGCCCTTAGCGAACTGGCCAGGAATACATTGTCCAAGTTGGCTGTGTACGGCTGCGCAGTTCTTTGTTTCATTGGAATAGACAAACTGCTAGGTTCGGGTGGAGGACTGACGACAAGTATCATCTGCGCTTGTATCGTGCTTGTGGAGCTCTGGAGTGCAAGTGCAAGTATGCTGATTTGTTTTCCAGATATGCCATTCCTACAACTTCTGAAGAAGGCGCTCATTGGAGAGATTGCAAGAAAACTTAACATTGAACCAAAGGACGTGGAAAGCGTCCTAACAACAATGAAGAAAAAATGAGGAACATCAAATATATAGCTGTACACTGTACGGCTGGCTCACAAAGAGCGACGGTGAACGAACTGCTGGCAGGATTCAAGAAGCGTGGATGGAGGTATCCTGGTTATCACTATGTAATCGCCATGGATGGGAAGATACATCAGCTGCTTGATGATGAGAAGGTGAGCAATGGCGTGTATGTAAAAGGACACCACTACAACAGCCAATCTATCAATGTGGCCTACATTGGCGGCGTTGATTCAAACATGACCCCAGTGGATAATCGCACCGTCGAACAGAAGAGCTCTCTGCGGAAATTGCTGAAGTTGCTTCGCAAGAAATATCCTGAGGCCATTATTCAAGGTCATAGGGATTTCTCGCCGGACCTCAATGGCAATGGACGTGTCGATCCAGCCGAGAGAATCAAGGTTTGTCCGTGCTTTGACGCAAAGGTAGAATATAAAGATATCTAATCATGGTAAGGCTTTTAAGATTTTCGCTGATGTCAATTATGCTGATATTGGCGGTATCCAGTTGTAAGACAAAACAGAAGATTACAGAGACCAGGACTGAAGAAATCGTGAAAAAACAGTCCGATTCTATGGATGTGGCATGCAAGAATAATCTGGAAGCTATAAATACACATGATAAGCAGAATACTGTTCTGGATGAACGCGACAGTACCGTTGAGAAGTTCCGAGAGCATCTTGTAATTGACTCTTCTGGGAATGTAGTGCTTCGTGAGATTGAGCACCAGAAGGAAAAGTATAAGGCTAAAGGAAGGATTCATAGAAATAATCGAGAAATCCAACACTTGGAAGCTGCCAAGCAAGAGCAGATGACTTATGAACAATACTTAGACGGCATCTACAATGCTTCACTTCAGAATGTGGAAGAAGAAAGCGAACCGAGCTCTTCCAGATGGTTGTGGCTGATAGGATTCCTAACTCTGCTTACCATGGTGGGTGCCATTATATCAAAGATAGTAAAATGAAGCAGATTGTAAAAGATGGCCAGACTTTGGCGGATATAGCAGTTCAGGAGTTCGGGGCATGGAATGCGATGATAGCTATCGCTTATGAGAATGATATCTGCATCAGTGATGTGCCCAAGGCAGGCAGCGAACTGACTATGCCGAATCACTCATGGAACAAAACCATGGAGAACTATTGTAAGAGCAATGATATCAGCCCTGCAACAGCAGTTAATGAGTCCAATATAGATTTGCGTATTTTTGGGGTGGAGTTTAGTGATGAATTCAAATAATAGGTTATGGCAAGAACGGTAGCAGAAATCAAGAAGACAATGACGGACGCGTTTATGGCAGATGCGACCATCAGAGAGAGATACAAGATTACAGCTGAAGATACTTTCAGCAGTAAGTTTTCCAGCGTGAGTTTGGAAAATATCCTTTTCTTTACCCTAGCAGCATGCTACCACGTGCTGGAGATGATTTTTGACCAGCACCAGAAGGATGTGGAAGAAAAGATATCTCTTGCTGTTGTAGCAAGTGTTCCTTGGTACTACAAGATGGCACTTTCATTCCAGTATGGTGATTCACTTGTTCTAAATGAACGTACCCAGCAGTATGAATATCCGAAAATTGATGAAGCAAAGAAGGTGGTAAAATATGCTGCGGTACGAGACAAAGGAACCAGCGTGCAGATACTAGTCAGTGGAGACAAAGATGGTAGCCCCGAACCCCTTTCAAACGATGTCTTAAAAGTGTTCAAACAGTATATGAACCGTGTTAAAGTAGCTGGCGTCGTTCTGAATATCACAAGTAAAGCCAGTGACCATGTCCTTATACGAGCAAATATCACTATAGACCCGTTGGTTCTTGATGAATCTGGAACGAGAATCGTGGATGGAAGTAAGCCCGTCGAGAAGGCTATCAAAGAGCATCTGAAACACATTGTGTATGGAGGTACCTTCAACAAGACAAAACTTGTAGATGCAATTCAAGCGGCGCCAGGTGTGATTGATGTCGAACTGCTTGAATGCAGATACCTGGCAGAGGGCGCCTCTTCATGGGAACTCCTGTCTGGAAATAACTATATTGGCAATGGTGGAAGTTACATTCCGGATAATTTAGAAAACACTCTTAAGTATGTGGTACAAGATTGATTTTACAAAATTGGTTATACAATTGCTTCCTCCGATGCTTAGAAGCAAGCTGCTTCTTGCTGTCATCGGGGCAATGATAGCGCCATTGCGGTATCTATATGGGAAATTCTTTACTTTGAAAAAAAACGTAGATAATCGTCTGAACATTACCGGCAATGTCCAATATCTGGAGAAAGCGCTAAATGATGCATTCTATCTTAATGATGGACAAATTTACATTGAAACTTCAGATGTTGAAATACCGCCATCTTACTACTTCATTTCAGAGAATCAGAAAGCAAATATCATGCATTATTCATCTGAGGGCGAAGGCTTTGTTCTGCGGATGCAAGGAGAAAGCGGAATCAAGGTGAACTTCACCATAAAGATTCCAACCTTTCTGTGTACGTCATTGGCGTCTAAAGAAGATGACAAATATCAATGGAAGTATTTGACGACGATTAAAAATATCATTAATATATATAAACCTGCAGGAAGAACATTCTGCATAGAATTATACGATTATGAATAAGGTTCTTTTTAACGAAGGTGGACAACCTGTTTTTCTTGATGATTTGTCATCGATTCAAGACTATTGTAGCGAAACGGCCAAGATGATACTTTCTTCTCTAGGCGTGGATATTGATAGCGTATTCTTCGTAAAGAAACCATCAATAACGCGTAATGGCACGTTGGCAACATTCACTCCCGGGGTTATCTGGGTCAAAGAATATGGACTCGTTCCGTTGAAAGAGGCAACAGATATAGATTTGGGAGTCACAGGAAAGGCATTTGTGCAGTTAGACGTATCAAAAACGACCAATCATGACTTCGCCGATGGAATCTCTCGCCCAACACGCCTGACAGTATCTGCGCGAATTGTAAGTACGGAAGCTGGAAGTGATTATGATTTTTTTGGCATTGGCGATATGATGAGCGAGTTGGCTTCCCTCATTGACATTACCAATAAAACAAATTATCAATCAGTAGAAGTGGAATGGGTAAATGGATATAGCGGCATTGTGGAAGTAAAAGCTATTTATGGCGGAGTCCGCTACCATGTAAAAGCTAAAAGCAGCTCTGTGTCTGAATGGGCCGACTCGACTAAAACAATCTGTTATGGTAGTTTCATCCCATCAGTAAGTACAATGTTCATGACTGGTGGAGACAGTCCATCTAGGGATACCCCACACTATCTTATTCTCAGTAGTGAAGGAAATATGGCTCTTAGCAAGGGGGGCGATATGGGACCAAGTTTTTCGAGTATAGATGTTACGTTTGACGTCCTAGGTAATTCGTTCGATTCTTAATTATAGCAACTGAATATGAATACAATTTATGAGTTAAGAGAGATTTCTGACTATTTTCGGAGGTCAACGGAGGTCAACAGTATTAGCCCAGAAGACACTTTTGGTCTCATCAGCGATATATTAGAATATTTGACAGAACTGGAACGAGATATTGAAAGCCTAGGAATCCGTAAGGTTTACAAAAACATAGCGGACATGCTATCTGACAGTGTATCCCCTGTTGGAGTGAATGGCAAACCCCTACGCTTAGGCCAACTCGTCTCTATATATGACGAGAACACAGACCAATCAGAGAATGGCAATGTCTATGTATGGCAGGATAGTTATTCTGCTGACCCATGGGTACAAGTCGGGCGTATCGACGGGCAGAGTGCGAAAAATATCAATAGCATCCAAAATCTATAATCATGGAAAAGAAAAGCGTGATACTTGTACAGGGGAATCTTCTTCGCCTAAGCGCGCACCTAATGACAGAGCGACCGACAGCAGCTGGAACTGTATCGACTTCTTATATGGTACCCACTGGCAGCATAACCACTGCGGCATTGATTGGTGCGTCACGCCGTTATTCTTATATGCCTGATCTCCAAGGAAACCGTCTTACAATTGAGGATAATGGGCAGTTGGCAGTAGGTTGCTATGATTTAGAAATAACAATAATGGAACCTAGTGGCCGACACCGTCGGTGGCTATGGACTGAAGTGGCTCAAATAGTCCGGTCAGGTTTTTCAGAAGATAATTCGACCGACCTTTGTGGCTTCTATCTGGCAAAATTGCCAGATTTCGCAGCAGATGTAAGCAGCGAGTACATCGTTGACACAGCGATTAAACTTGCAGAGGATGAATCCTGGCACGAAGAAATAACATGTAATATCAATGATTTGTCATAACAAAAAGAAGAAATATGGAAATTATCAAACGAACAAATGCGCAAGGAAAGACGCAGTATTTTGGCACGCACACTGATGCGGTACTCACGGAATTCAATGGTGAGAAAGAGAGTCTGACCGACTACTTGAGTAGGCAATATGGCCGTAAGGAAATAGATGAGCTTCTTTATAACCGCATCGAAGATGTCAAGAATGTGACATGGGAGCAACTGGTGACCATGCGGTCAAATAACAAGCTGCACGCAGGTCAGTGGTACCGTATAACAGACTATGTCACGACTACTATACAACATAATACGCGTAGCGCAGGGCATGCATTTGACATACTCGTTATGGCTGTGGATACCAATATGCTGTCTGAGGAAGCTCTTGCTATACAGCATAGTGGCGATAAGTATTTCTCAGGAGTGAGGCTTGAGTCATGGAAGCTGAATTACTGTCTCGACAATGACATAGACCGTTTTTCTTGGGCCGATTCCGTAAACGGTAGGGGTGTTATATATTATATGAAAGACGAATGGGGAAATTCTTGCGGATATGATTTCAAGAACATCCAGTTCTTGCGCAGTTCATGTACTTTGGAAGAATTTGAAGGTGAAAAACGCTATATTGCCATTCCAGGCCTGGCAGTAGGACCTAACGAAGAAACACTGAATGGACAGGATGATGATGACACTATTTGGGTATATACATTCTCTTGTCTGGAGAGTCTTGATGTAGATGTTACTGATCATCCTGGACAAGCCGACGCATCAATTGGAATGTTTGTAACGGAGATGGATTTTGAGAGTGGTCAGGCTACAGATTACAATGATTCTCCGCGACCATATAATAATGAAATAGAACAATTTTATGTTTGGCAATCAATCGATGACGAGGCCATACGTAAGGTGATGGCTTTGCCAAATATCACATTCCAACAGTTTTACACGGATATATATTCGTATCATTGTTCTAATAATCATATAGGCTCTTCTTGTCATGATTTAAGTTGTAGCGGTAAGAAGTTTTATGACAACAGTTTGACCGGTAAAGTAGAAAATAGTTATCTTATCGGATATATAATAAACAACTCCTTTAGCGGAGATGTAGACCATAACTCCTTTAGCGGAGATGTTTATTACACCACCTTTAGCGGAGATGTTTATTACACCACCTTTAGCGGAGATGTATGCTATAACTCCTTTAGCGGAGAAGTTACCCAAAGTTCCTTTACCGCAAGTATATATCATAGCCAGATAATGGGCAAGTGTTCCAATTTGTCATTCGGAAAATCCGGAGAATCAATAAACTACATTCAGCAGTTTGGTTGTTGTACCCCCAACACTATTACCGATGTCAAAGTGGCCACAAATACAAAATATGTTCAGGTGGTGACCTCTGACGTAAGCGGTGAGATCGTTGTAAAAACCCCATATAATTAAACTTAGTGTGTCATTATCTATGCCAAATAGCGCATAGATGATGACACAAAATCAAAGTGTAAAAACAAAAGTAGAATCTGAAAATACTCAACCATATGTAATTACGTTCTTTTAATAGATTGGTTTGAATAACTATCCGCTAAACTATTACTCGTTTGTTAAAGAATATAATTATGTTACAGAAAGTAAGATTCAGACTTGTTTTTAACCGCGCCTGTAGACTTAACCGTAATGGCGAGGGGTTGGTACAGATAGAATGCAGCCAAGGAAGCCGGCGCATTTATATCTCTACGCATGTATATGTAAAGCCGTTGTTTTGGAATCCTGTTCAGATGATACATGGACATCCATTATCACAAGGATTAAACGCCGCTCTGTTGCAGATGCTAATAGAGGTAGAGCAGATAGAGTTAGATTATATTCGTCGTGGTGTCCACCCAACTCTGATGATGATTCGTGATGCCCTTCGTGAGCATATGTCTCCATCAGCCAGGCTTCGAGACTTCATCCGTGAAGTTGTAAGCAACAGTGATCGTAAAGAACACACCAAGCAAGGGTACCAGACGCTTCTCAACAACCTGGAGCGCTTTCGCAAAGGAAGTCTTGTAGCTGATGTCGATTATCAATTTATCATAAAATACGATTCCTGGTTGAAAAAAGAGAACCTGATGCATAATACGAGAGTGGGGCGACTGCGGATGCTACGTGCTATCATGAACGAAGCTGTTGCTCGCGAATTAATAGCTCGAAACCCATTTGAGCGGTTTCAGATTCCTCCAATGACTCCCAAGCAAGGCTATATACCGGCAGAGAAACTGAAAAAGTTGAAAAAGTTGAAAGTAAGTGGACGCAAGGAACTAGTACGCGATGCATTCTTATTCTGTTGCTTTACTGGATTGAGATTCAGCGATATCGTGACGTTGCGCTCAACGCATATCAGCAATGATGGTTGGATTAAGAAACAAATGGTAAAAACTGGCTTTACTGTAGAAATCCCGATGGGGAAAATTTTTAATGGCGAGGCCATAGACATAATAAAAAAATATGGAACCATTGAAAAAATATCCACCAGATTGGGGCAAAATGGAACTGTAAATAGTATTCTGCGTGAATTGTTTTCTCGTATTGGCCTTGCTGATTGTCACTATACATTCCACACGGCACGCCATACTTTCGCACAACTTTTACTTCACCAAGGAATGCCTATGACCGCAGTGCAACAGATGCTCGGCCATCAGAAAATGGAGACGACACAGATTTATGGCCAGCGTGACCGTAAGACATTACTTGCAGAAATGAGAAAAGTAAAATATGATAATAAACCAAAAACCCAAAAACAATGAAAAGAGAAATCGTAACAGGAAGTCGTGCCTTTTTCACCGGCATGCATAATTTTGCGCCTAAAGATTGTGACATCATCCTTATTGTACAGCCTGGCGAGACAAGTGGTTATCAGTGGATGCGCCAAACAAGCAACGGGAGCACAGATGTTTTTGAAATAGTATTACGCCCCAAAGAGGAACTGATAGCACATGCATTGAAGAAGTCTGTTCCTATGGCAATTGGACGTTTTTTGACGCCAGAGTTTGCCAACTTGATAGGACTAAGCGTATCTGATTTGAAGGTCCTCCGTCCAATGCGTGAACGATTGGATGTAAAGCATGAATATGTCGGACTAATTTATGATGCATACATTGCAAACGGCAGTTTTACGTTGACAGACAACCAGCGATCTTTATGCTATGAAAGTTACATGGCTAGCAGAAAGAAAGATGGAAAATCTTGATGAAAACTTGTGGGGCTAAAAAAGGCCCCCAGCCTGTTATTAGACGTCCTACTTTCCAATAAACATATTAATGCGTATCACCGCACGACTGGGGGCAGTTCCCTCTTGTTGTGGTGGTACGCATTTTTTAATTAGAAAGTAGGACATTACAAAGGTACATATTTTTGTTGAAAATGAAAGTATTTGAGATATTGAATTTTAACAAGGAGCCATTAAAAAGGCTCAAACAGGCTGGAATACGCATTGAGGATGTAGAATATATAGACTTGTATAACGACTATCGGGTGATGCTCGGTGGTGGCGAAAAGGTCTCATACATTGTGGCGACACTTGCAGATCGCTATCATGTGAGCGAGCGCAAGGTGTACACGCTCATCAAGCGATATGGTCGAGAGTGTAGCGCTCAGGTGCTCGGGGGAAGTAAAGCGCAAGGCTTTTGAAAACGTGCTGCAAAAGGCTTGCAGTGTGATTTGCTTGTGGTGTTACTTTTTGATGCGGAAGCGTGGTAACTTTGCCGTATCGAAAGTAAAATACGATGAACAAATACTATTTATTATTGGGGAAGGTGCTTGCTGAAGGCAAGACCCAACAGAACAAAAAAGGCAAGATAAAATACTTGCTCAACGAGCAGCTGACGCTCACACCGGCTGACCTGCTCGACATATTTGAGAGCCACGGCATAGCGAGGAAGAAACTGAAAGAAGAGCTTAAACTGTTTATGCAAGGAGAGCGCAATGTGGAACGATACCGTGAGGCAGGCATAGCATGGTGGGACTACTGCGGCCAGACATTGGTAAACAGCTACCCGACCTACATGGAGAAACTGCCACCACTTATTGAGCGCATCAACAAGGAGAAACGCAACAGCAAAAACTATGTATTGTTTCTCGGAGCAACGGATGCAGAGAGCAACCAGGCACCGTGCCTAAGCCTTGTGCAGTTTCAAATAGAGGACGATGCATTGGTTGTGTCGGCATATCAGCGCAGCTCCGATGCCAACCTCGGACTGCCTTCAGACATTTACCACCTTTATCTGATGGCTCGACAAATAGACTTACCGCTAAAGTCTATCACGCTGAACCTGGCGAATGTACACATCTATGAAAACAACATAAAGCCCACTGAACGACTTCTCGCTGGTGAGGATAATATAAAATTTGAACTGAACGTATGAGAGGGAAAATGCACATGGCAGCACCTCTGCCTTTTGTCGGACAGAAGCGCATGTTTGCAAAGGAGTATATCAAGATTCTGCCCCAGTTCAACGACAAAACAGTGTTTGTGGATTTGTTCGGTGGCAGCGGTTTGCTGTCCCATATAACGAAGCATTTGCGTCCAGAGGCAACTGTGGTATATAACGACTACGACAACTACCGCGAGCGATTGGCACATATACCTCAGACAAATGCGCTGCTCGCTGATTTGCGAGAGATAGTTGGCAATACGCCAAAGCACAAGCGGATAGATGGTGTGATGCGTGAGAAGTTGTTTACCCGCTTGAGGCATGAGGAAAAGGAGGTGGGGTACATCGATTTTATAACACTATCCACTTTGGTCATGTTCTCAATGAATTACAAAAAAAGCATTGCGGAAATGGAAAAAGAGCCCCTGTACAATAGAATACGTAAAAATGACTATCCTATAAGTGATGGCTACTTAGACGGCTTGGTTATTGAATCGTGTGACTATCATGAGTTATATAACAAGTATCGAGATAATCCAGATGTGGTATTTATTGTTGACCCACCTTATTTGTCAACCGAGGTTGGAACATACAAAATGCACTGGAATTTGTCTGACTATCTCGATGTGTTGAACGTGCTCAAAGAAAAGCCATTTGTTTATTTTACATCAGATAAATCATCTATCATTGAACTTTGTGACTGGTTAGGCAAGAACAAAGCTCTCGGCAATCCGTTTGAAGGTTGTAAGCGTTTCGAGTTCAATGCGCATGTGAACTATGATGCCGGTTATAAAGATATGATGCTTGTGAAGTGTAACTCTGCTTGATTCGAACATCATTTGGCTCCCATTTTATCATTGTTCAAATACTATAAAAAAGCAGCTTCATTGCTACTTTTTTATAATATTTACAACGGATATGTGTGAAAATAATGCACATTTCGTTTTTTTTATAAAAAGACGCGTTTCGTTTTTCAAACTATGCACATTTCGTTTTGCCGTGATTACGCTAATCCTAATTGCTTATCAACAAGCAGTTAGGATTTTTTTGTTTGTATACCCAAGCCCCCATTACCTGCGCGGTCATCACTCGTGGTCACCCGATGGGCAGGCTGTCGCCCTCTACATTTGAAGACACCACTACTGACAGGCTGAAGGAATGGGTGGGGATAGAAGAGAGATAACTTGAAGTGGGCAACGAGCATGATATATTCTGCAAAATGGCTGAGGAGACAACCCTATTCGGAGTTTCCGCTATTATTAAATGCTTGGAATGAGAAGCGTTGCTTGAGACCCTACCTACGGGAGTAACCAGAACCGATACAGATTTAATTGAACCAGCTTGTTCAAAGCAATGCCATACTCGGTTAGCCCAATGGCCCAATAAATGACCCAATAAATGACCCAATAAATGTATCTATGTGGCATTATGGAAAAAACGGCGGAAACGGCTATTTATCAGCAAAAAAGTATTATCTTTGCAACCGCTTTTGAAGACAAGCGCAATAATTACGAGACCAAGCGCGATGCCTCCGAAGCCAAGCGCAATGCTTTTGAAACCAAATGCCCTATGTCTGAATCTACATATAGAACAATGGAAATGAAAGATATCGCACAAATACTTAGACTTGCAGTGTGGCGCAGCCATGCTGTGGCTGGGGGGGGGGGGGGG